GTAACTACTACAGCACCATTTAGCTTTACCATTGCTAACACCACTACAGCATCTCTTATTGCTGGAGGATACGCCATTGACCAAACAGTTACCCCTGCTTGGACAACGCTACAGACAAATGTTGCAAATGCTTTAGCTAACAATACTTTAGTAGGATCAACAACTACTATCTTGCCTCCACAATATGTCCCTGTGTATATCTCAGCAACCTTAAACGTATCATCTGCCTATAAGAATTCAGATGTAAAGCTAGCAGCCTATGAGGCTATGCTAGGTACGGGCGGCATGTTTAGCTATGACAACAATACTTTTGGTGACACTATTGCTTTGTCTGCAGTAACCTCAGCACTGCAGGGAATTAACGGAGTTATCTCAGCTAACGTAACCGTGCTTAACACTACAGGTGCAGCAAGTGCTGCAACTATCTTACTAAGTGCAAATCAAATTGCATACTTGACAGCGGCTAACCTAAACGTAACAGTATCAGGCGGAATGTAAGGGATAATAAATGGCAACATACGGCCAAAGTTTATATGACAGTGGATTTAAATATGGTGAGGCTTCACCTAACGCTGTCTATTACAACGCCCAATTAAAGGCTCAGTCTTCTGCTTACGGAACTGTTCAGTTAACTTGGGGACAGATTACCCCTATCCCTACGGACCCATCGCCTATTGCTTGGATGCTTGTAAAAAGCTATAAAGGTGTTGTAGATAATCCCTATGATGGTATTATCCTAACTGGACAATTATACAGCGCTGGGTTTACAACTAGTTACACAGATATTAATTTAGGTACTTCTGATATAGAAGCCGCCTATTCTATCTGGCTCTATAACGGAGTTAACTGGATCTTTTGTGGCTCTGACTATGCAATGATTGTTGGAGATAAAGATACCCTTACTACAATAAGTCGTTGGATTCCTAGGGCATGGACTAATCCACAAAATGGTGTAGGCGATGCTACTGGTGAAGTAGACACCAATGACTTTGTTAATATGTTGTCAGCATTATCATTTCAGTACGACTTGTTTAGAAGCGAGACGCAGCTTCTTGGAAACGTATTTAATCACTCCTTAACCCCTAACCAAATTACAAAGGCTAGGATGGGAGACTATAGCTTTGACTATGAGCCTGCTCTAGGCGACACATACCATCGCTCCCTTTCAGCCGCAGGATTTTTAGTTCAAAAGTATAAAGGTACTCCATCAGGCCTTACAATCTATACGGGTGCCCTAACTCACCTCACAAGCAAAGTTGTTATTGGAACTAACCTTATGCTTGATTATAACGACTCTTCATTTGAAGAAGGTATTGGTCGTTGGTCCGTAAGTGCTGGAACACTTACAGCTCAGCTATACTCAAATGCGGTTGCAACCTATGGAGTTGCCCTTACTCCACCTACGCCTTGGATTACAGATACTCTCTTTAAACCACGCCAACTAGGATTTGGTGCACTTGCATTAAACAATCAAAGTAGCACTATGTCTCTTCCTACAAATGATCCAACCAACGTTATTAACTATGCAATGCCTGTGAAACCTAACACACGGTATGTATTTTCTGCTTGGTTTCGTAACACTAGTTCTCCTGGAATAAATATTTCTATTCAAATAGCTTGGCACGATAGGTATGGAAATCAAATATCTATTACCCCTGTAAGCACAGTAATGATGGGTACTGCTACATATTGGCAGGAAATTACCTCTAAAAATGATGCTGGAAGAAACGGACAATTGTCTCCAGCTAATGCTTTATATGCACGCATTGTTATAAATACACAGGCTTATGTAAATCAAGTTTTATTTATGGATATGCTGCAACTTGCTGAATATCAAAACAGTCTTGAGTTTGAAGACGCACGTCGTATTCGCCTATATCTAAAGGGGCAGCGTGAAAATCTTCTTCCTAACCCAAGCTTTGAAAATGGTGTAGGTGGATGGATTGCCTCTCCTAATGCATCTTTTGCCCAAGACCCTACTGTATACAACTCCGGTCTTTGGGACGGAAATTCTTTGGGTGAATTGACTGTTCAGTCTGGTACTGGAGCATGGGTATCTTCTCCATGGTTTGCAGTAACTCCTGGACAAAACTATACCTTTAGTGCATATGTAAGCTCTGAGTACCCTAATGCTGGCCGTGCTTATCTTCAGATTGAGTATTCAAATCGTGAGACAGATGCTCTTCAGACAAAAATTCTTTCAGATTCAAATGGACAGTATTATGATCCAACAATCTATAGCGTTAAGTCTGCTACTACAACTCTTGTAGCTACAGACCGTTTAGATATAAATGGCAACCCTATTGTGGATACAGCCGTACCCCAGTACTCTCAAGGTACTGGTCCTGGAACATATAATGGTTATCCAATCCAATATGTCCCTGTTCTTTCTCGCCTATCTGTTTCAGCTATTGCCCCAGACCAACAGAAAGATTCTGGACAACCTTTGGCTAAGGTCTCTATTGTATTTCCAGACCTTACAGGGAATGGAACTACTGCTTGGATGGATGGGTTGATGTTTGAAAGCTCACCATCTCTTAATACATACTTCTCTGGTTCTGGTGCTCCAGCTCCTGCTGACCCAATTAATAATTACTTTATTAGCAGCAATGACACTATATGGGAATATAAAAACTTAATTAACTATATTCAAAACCCATCATTTGAATCTGGAACTTCTACCTGGACACCTGCTACAGGAACCACTATTACTCAAGATGCTGGTCCAGAACCGGCATCTATTCGTCTTACTAATCCTGATGGAACTTATCAAAACCCTCCAACAGGAATTGTTCCTACAACATATGGACCAGCCTATGGAACGTACATGGGTAAGGTCTCATACCCGGCTGTAACTATTACGGCAATTAGTTCTACTGGATCGGCCGTAACCTATCGGTACTCTGGAACATCCCAAGTATTTGCTGTAGGTCAATCAGTTGCTATTTGGGGCAACATGGTTGGGTCTACTCCTACCTTTAATACTACTACCCCTACTGGTTGGACCGGGGCAACAATTACCTCTGTTGCTACAGTTACTTCTGGATCTGTATACTCATTTACTATTGCAAGCACTGCTACAGGTACAGCTACAACGTTTGGTCAAGCACAGATTAACGGAGCATCCATAAGCACCACTGTGTATCTTTCAGCTCCAGCTGTTGGTGGTGAAGACTTTGTAGTATCTGCAGATGTACGTGCAGCTGAAGGTGTTTACACTATTGGTACTTCCGGTAATGGATTAACTACAAGTAATAATATGGAAGTTTACCAACACGATCAGTATCAGTGGATTCGTATCTGGAACTTGCGTCAACTGCAACCTGGTGAAACATCCTTTACAGTTACGATCTCTATTGCGCTTCCTCCACAACTCTACCCAACTGGGGGTCCTGGTTATACAATTGCCACAACTCAGTTCTTTAACATTGACGGTATTCAAGCAGAGTATGGAAATACTCCTAGTGGGTTCTTAGATGCAAACAACTCTAACTATGTTGTAACTTCAATGCCTAATCCAGGAAACAATGCGACCAATATGTGGGTAGGACAAGTCCCCTCTATCTATGGTGGTAAGAGCAGCTGGTTTAATAACCTATTTGTAAAGCAGTCTCGTCTTACAAATACTTTGGGAACCTATATGCCTCAAGGAAGTACATGGGCTATTAAGCTTGGTTACCCAACAGATCCAATTCCAGAGCTAACAACTTCTTTGTTGCCAGCAGCATCCTTTGAAGTTAACTTAGGGACATGGTCGGGAACATCTGCAACACTTGCTCGCACTGTTTCTCGTGGAGCATTGTTTGGCGATAACGTAAGTCACGGGTCAGCATATTGTGCGGTTACTTCTACTGCCTCAGGAACATACGGAATCACATCCGCTAACGTACCTGTAGTTCCAGGTCAAGGCTACTATGCATCTGTAGCAATTCTTCCTACGGCAGCATCGGTTGGAACATACACATTGACTGTTAATTTCTATGACGCTAACAACAATCTAATTCCTGCAGCAATAGGAACAAGAACTGTTAGCGCAGCTGTTACACAGACTAACCGTTGGGCATATCTTGGCAACACATTCTCATCTGCCACAACACTTAATGCGGCATATGTCATCTACACCGTAACGTGTACCCCAACTACTCCAAGCATCGGTCAAAGCTTCGGAATTGACAGGTGTGTTTTCCGCCAGTAAACTGATGGCATGACCACTATATTAATTGCCGGACTTGCTACCGCTTGTATTTTAACGGCGGTAGAAGGTCTAATCTTTAATCTAGGAAAGTGGAGGGGACTTGCATCCCTTGTACTTTCTACTCTATTCTGTCTAAACCTGGATACCCGACTTAAGTATCTAACTGTTTACACATTGGCTGCCACTTTTGTGGGGCTAACTTTGTCATACCTAGTTGAGCAGCTTTTCACCGGGGTAAACCCAAGAACTGCCCGTGGTTTGCCAAACCGCATCCCTAGGCGCTAAACTAAAAGCAGGAGGGTAATATGATTCATCCAAGTTTAAATTCAAAGCTTTCTTTGAGAGCTCGTGCACTCTTTACCGTTTTTGAGGCAAAGGGTCGTGTGATCTCCGCAGATGAGCTAAAAGCATCTAATGAAGTCATGGAGGGCCGTGACGCTCTTCAGACTGCCATTAACGAGTTGAAGGAAGCAAAGTACATCCGCTCTGTCCGTATGCAGAACAACGGCCAGTGGGTATCTCAGCTTAAATTTACAGAAGAGGCCTTAAAGCTTATTCCTACCGACAACGGGTTTTCAGGTCAGGGAAAGTCAGGGCACCTATATATTGATAACTATATATCTATTAGTGATAACACTACTAGTACTAATATAGATAATAATCCTAACGGATTATTATCTATACCCGAGCAAGCTCGGGAGGGAGAGAAGATGCCTTGGAATCTTGATGGGGAAGAACCTCAGGTAAAGCCCGCTCGTGTTAGAGCAGCAGAAGAAATTGAGGCAGCCCCAGGAGCAGTAGGTCAGGTTGATGACCGTCAGACTCGCCTAAACGCCAAGTACAAGCTTACTAAGACTGAGAAAGCTGGACGTAACCGCCACGACTCACCAGAGGAACTCTGGAGTACAGGCGATTTGGTTGCGGAGTTCTACCAGCTCTGTCACGAGAAGGTTCCCAATGTACCTAGCCAAGTTAACAACGTACGTCTTGCAGGCTGGATTAACAAGCAGGTAGGCGAAGGCGTACAGCGTGTACAGATTCTAAAGGCTATCAGAATGTTCTTTAACGATAGCCGTCTCATCCGAGATGCTGGAATCGGTAAGCCGCTCTACCAACGCTTCTTTGCGTTCTACCCATCGGTTCACGGAATCGTTGCAAAGAAGTCGGTGGACTATGAAACACCGGAAGCACTTGCACAACAGGAGAAGTTACTAAGGCTACTTGGAGGAGAGTAAATGATCAAGCTTGATACGTTAGGTCCGAGTATCCGTAAACAGATCATGAACTCAGGAGTACCATTCAAGTCAATGGGGATGGAGTTCTCAGATCTTGAGGATACCCCGGCTAAAAAGGCAACTATGGAGTGGGTCAGTACAGTCCAAGCTGGAGGGGTCATTAGAAGCCCTGGAAGCCGCCTCTCAGGCCTCGGACTCCTATACATAGGGTCTCCAGGTCATGGCAAGACCACACTGGCCTCTGTAGCCCTTCAAGAGCTAATTAAGACTATGCCGGGAGATCTAAGAAAACCGGTGGGTGAGTTTATAGACTATCCAAGCTTCCTAAGGCTCAAGAAGGCTAGCTGGTCAGACGATGATGACAAGATGGAGAACCAGCTCAAACTTGACAGGATCTATGGCAATGCGGGTACACTGAATTTGGATGTACTTGTATTGGATGATGTGGGCAAGGAGTACCGAACACAGAGCCAGTGGGCTGAAAATGTTCTGGACGAGTTGCTTCGTGCAAGGTTCAACCGAGGACTACCTACGCTAGTGACATCAAACACTGCGATAGAAGAGTGGAACAAGTACGGTGATCCAATGGAGAGCTTCATCAACGAAGCTTTTGGATTGGTCTTAGTAAAAGCACCTGGAGGGGATCGCAGAAAGAATGGATAAGACATTGAGCGAATGGCAAGCAACCCAGATCTTCCTCTCTGATACTGGAGTACACGAGGTAGAGATCAATATACAGAGCGCAAGGTTGCGTTGCAACTGTCCCGGTTATTCTTCTAGGTCTATGTGCAAACACACAAAGTTTGTACAGAGTCGCATGATGGATAACGATGGGGTGTACCCAGTAGAAGTTTCTAAAGCTGCAACACCAGAAGAGAGTGAAGTGGCTAGAACAGATCCATCAGAGTTCAGAAAGTTTCTTTGTAAGTATGGCAGAGTAGAAGTACTTTAACTATGCGTGGGGGCGATATTTCAAATGAAGTTCCCAAGAGAGTTATAGTAACTCTTGACTGCATTATAGATCGTCGCCCGTCTCTTAAAAAAGTATTCGGGATTACGATACCCGAAGAAGAAGTTTCCTACAATCGGTTAGCGCTAGCAACCTTTTGGAGATTTAGGGATACCTATGAGTACTCGTTAGAACTTGTAGGTTTCGATTACACACAGCAAGAGATGGATGAGGTACTTGAGGACCTAGATAATCTAGGGACTAATCCATTTAACTATGCGACAGCGTATTACGTTGTGGCAGACCTCGTGGCAGAACTACCTTATAGGCCAGAAGTTAAGCATGTAATTGATATACCCGAACGTGGTTTGCGTTATGGGCATTGGTATATGGATTTGGGGCAAGCAAATGGCGGCAGATAATGAAGAGAGGCTGATCTCTAAAGTAGTTTACTCTAGGGAGATCGTACCGGCTATGGAAGCTGGTATTGAAGATGATTGGTTCTTTGTTGCAGAGAACAAGGCTGTGTGGAAGTTTATCCGTCAGCACTGGACTAAGTACGAAGAGGTTCCTACTGCAGTAACGGTAAAGGATAACTTTCCTACTTACCGCCTACTTGCTGTTGAGGACTCATTAGAGTACCTAGTAGACCAGCTGATTGATTACCGCAAGCGCCAGCATGCTATTGAGATTGTTCAGAACGCTGCAGATTATATTGCTGCAGGCGATCACAGCGCTGCTATCGTTGAGATGTCTAAGGGTGTTGCTCAGCTATACGAAGAGGGTGTCTCTCAAAGCTCTGATCTTGATTTGACTGATAATCCTGAACAGCGTTATCAAGAGTACCTTGATGTTAAGACACGTGATGGTGGTCTACTTGGATACCCAACAGGCTTCCGCACTATTGATGAGGCGACTGCTGGGCTACAGGCCGGTCAGTTGATCACGATCATTGCCCCACCTAAGACAGGTAAGTCTGTTCTTGCTATGCAGATTGCTGTAAACGTTCATGAGCGTGGGCATGTTCCTATGTTCCAGTCATTTGAAATGACTAACGTTGAGCAGCAACATCGTCATGATGCTATGCGTGCCAACATTGCACACTCACGTCTCACACGTGGAAAGCTTAACCTTGATGAAGAGAAGCGTTATAAAGAATCTTTGAAGCGCATGGAAAACATGCAAAAGTTCTATCTAACAGATTCTGCTTCTGCTATGACAGTCTCAGGTCTTCAGGCAAAGATTGAGAAGATCAGGCCGGAGATTGTTTTTGTAGATGGTGTCTATCTTATGATTGATGAGAGGTCTGGTGAGGCTGGTACTCCACAGGCTTTGACATCCATTACTCGTGACTTAAAGCGTCTAGCGCAGCGCTATGAGATTCCGTTGGTTGTATCTACTCAGGTACTTCTTTGGAAGATGAAGAAGCGCCAAGTCAGTGCCGACTCTATTGGTTACTCATCCTCATTCTTCCAGGACTCAGATGTTATTTTGGGTCTACAGAAGCAAGATGAAGATGATGACTCATCCCGTGAACTTCGTATTGTAGCTAGCCGTAACTCTGGACCAGCAAGCAGCGACCTACTTTGGGATTGGGAGGGTGGACGATTTGAGGAGTACGGAAGTTTTGGGCAGCAAATCTAGTATCTTTAACGGCACACAACTCTGCGTAGAGGAAGATCCAAATCTATTCTTTCCAGAATTCTATACAGATCTAGAAGCGGTCAACAAGGCCAAAGCAATTTGTAACGATTGTTGGATTAGGGAAAAATGTTTAGACTACGCAATGCAATCCTCAAACTTAGACGGTATATGGGGAGGAACAACTCCGAGGGACCGGAAGAGGTTAAAGAAATTAAAAACATCATTGATGTAAAGCCTGACTACACGCAGGCTATGGATATTCGTGGGGACTTTCCAACAATGGTCTGTCCCTGTGGATGTTATGTATGGAACTTAAAGGTTAGCTGGGATGAGGAAGGATACGTCGCAGCGTACTTTGAAGCTATGGAATGCATTGAGTGTGGCACATTAGCTACCGCCCCAATGCCTGGAGTAAATATCGGATTGGATGACTAATGGTTATGTTTGTAGGATACCTAGGTTTCTTTTCGGGCATGTTTATAATGTGGATTTGGTTAACTCAAGGCTCACCTTATGCCCGTAAGGAAAACAAAAAAGCTGGAGTAGACGTACTTTGCTCTCATTGTGGCCGTATGTATAGAACAGCGTATGGCAATGTAAGGACCGCTAACTATTGTAACGAATGTAAGTAGGTAAGTATGTATCGTGAGGGCGATGTAGAAACAGCTTTGCTTCGTATGGGTATTGAGGTATCCCAGCGAGGCGATGAGCTTATCGGCCTATGCCCAATGCACTTGGAGCGTACCGGTCGTCAAGACTCTAATCCGTCTTGGTCTGTTAATGTAGAGACCGGTGTGCACCACTGCTTTTCTTGCGGGTATAAGGGCAACCTCTTTACGCTTGTAGCTGAGATCAATGAGTTTGAGACTCAGTGGGGCCGTCTTGATTTTGACGCTGCTAAGGATTGGCTACGCCAAAATATTGAGGTCAACTTTGAGCTGTTGGTAAAACAGCTTGAGGAGGCTAAGAACTCTTATGTTCCAATTCCCCGTGTACTTGAGATGTCAGAGGCCCGTCTAGCAGTCTACACAGCTCCCCCACAATGGGCTTTAGAAACCCGAGGATTGTCTACGGAGGCCGTTGATGCTTACGGGGTAGTCTGGGATACAAGACAAGACGCCTGGGTTCTTCCTATACGTGACCCCTATTCAGGCAAGCTTATGGGCTGGCAGGAGAAGGGTCAGAAGACCCGGCTGTTTCGTAACCGTCCTACAGGAGTTAAGAAGTCTCAAACTCTCTTTGGCTTCGGTCAATATAAGGGCGGCCCTATGATCATAGTTGAGTCCCCGCTTGATTGCGTAAAGCTATGGTCATTGGGAATAGAAGGAGGCGTTGCAACTTACGGCGCATCCTTCAGCAAGGATCAGTTAAACCTTATGCGGTCTGCTGATAGTTTAATCGTTGCCTTTGATAATCCAAAGGTAGACGCAGCTGGATTGAAAGCATCTAAGGAGATGTTAGCAAAGCTAAAAGAAAATGGGTTGGAGTGTAAGTTCTTTAACTACACCACAGATGCCAAAGATATTGGCGATATGGGGGTAGATGAGGTTATACTAGGAGTGGATAAGGCTAAACATTCAGTCTTTGGAGAGAGGGCTTTTGTATGAGTAAAAAAATTACTTGGCTTAAAAAAAGTTGGTCTAAAAAAGAATATAAATAGGGGGAATAATGATTATAGGTCTATCAGGTTATGCACAGTCAGGTAAAGACACTGTAGCTAAATACTTAGTAGAGAGGCATGGGTTTGAGCGTGTTGCTTTTGCAGACCCTATCCGTAATCTTTTATGGGAGATGAACCCTATGCTAGCAGATGGGTTTTATCTTCAGGGCGTTGTAAATGCCTACGGCTGGGATGCCGCTAAGACTAGGTTCCCAGAAGTACGACGTTTATTACAAGACCTTGGTAAAGGCGCACGAGATGTAGTTGATACAGATATCTGGGTTGCAGCTGCATTAAGGCAGATGGGTGACGTAGATCAACACTAT